CGGCCCGGCTTGCGGCTGCGAATTTCGATCAGGGGTATCCCCCAGACGCGGTAGGCGCCCGTAGGACGCGTCGGCGGTCGGTTCGATGAACAGCGCGCCCCCGGACGCTCCCGTGCGTCCTACGGGCGCTGAGGACGTCAGACATGGCACCGAAAGACATCACGAAACCGCTGGCCGCGCTCGTGCCCGACCCCAACAACCGGCGTCAGCGCACGCCCCGCAATCTCGACGTCATCGTCGAGTCGCTCCGCGCGGTCGGGGCGGCGCGGTCGATTGTGCTCGACGAGTCCGACGTCGTGCTCGCGGGGAACGGCGTCGTCGAGAGCGCGAGTCAGGTCGGGATTGAGCGCGTTCGCATCATCGAAGCGAGCGGCGACGAACTGATCGCCGTGCGGCGTCGCGGGTTGACTGACGAACAGAAGCGGCAACTCTCCCTTGCAGACAATCGCGCGGCCGAGCTCGCGACGTGGGACGTGGTCGCGCTCGGCGAAGATCGCGAGGCGGGCCTCGATCTCCGCCCGTTCTGGACCGAAGCGGAAGAGGCGATGCTGCTCGGGGAGGGCGTGAAGCCGGATTGGGCGGGGATGCCCGAGTTCACGCAGGAGGATCAGGAGGCGTACCGCACGATCAAAGTTCACTTCCGCACGCAAGCCGACGTCGACGCGTTCGCGGCGTTGCTAGAGCAAACGCTCACCGATAAGACGCGCTATGTCTGGTTCCCGAAACCCGCGCGCGAGCCGACCGACGTCGTGTTCGCGGGCACCGCCGATGAGGCGCCCCGATGACGACGACGCTTCGCACAGAATGGCGGTGCAAGTACTGCCACACGTGGAATCGCTGGTTCTGGTACTTCTGCGCGAAGTGCAGCACGTCGAAAGCTCTCGCGCACGACGCCGACCGATGAACCCGCAATTCCCCGTCTACATCGTCTCGAAAGGGCGCGCCGATACGCGCATGACCGCGCGGGCGCTCGACGCGCTCGGCGTCCCGTTCCGCATCATCGTCGAGCCATACGAGGTCGACGCGTACGCGGCCGTGATCGATCCAGCGAAGGTGCTCGCGCTCGATCCGCGCTTCCACGCCGAGTACGACACGTGCGACCACGTCGGTGCGGCGAAGAGTCAGGGGCCGGGCGCGGCGCGCAACGCGGCGTGGGCGGATGCGCTCGCGCGCGGCGCCGCGTGGCATTGGGTGATGGACGACAACATCCAAGAATTCTATCGGCTGCATCGCAATCGAAAACTGCTCGTAACGGACGGCACGCTGTTCCGGTGCATGGAGGATTTCTGTCTGCGGTATCTCACCGTCGCGATGGCGGGACCGGCGTACGATTTCATGACGAAAGCGGCCGTCGCGCTGCGACCCGTGATCATGAATACGCGGATCTACTCGTGCAATCTCATTCGGAACGACATGCCGTTTCGGTGGCGCGGGCGATACAACGAGGACACCGACTTGTCGCTGCGGATGCTCAAGGCGGGCTATTGCACGATTGAATTCAACGCGTTTCTCCAAGGCAAAGTCTCGACGCAGACCGTCAAGGGCGGCTGCACGGCAGATTTTTACGAGCACGAGGGCACGATTCCGAAATCCGAGATGCAGGTGCGGCTGCACCCCGACTGCTCGCGGCTCGTGTGGAAGTTCGGACGGCCGCATCACTCCGTCGACTATCGCCGGTTCGCGAACAACAAACTCGTCCTGCGGCCCGACGTCGCGCTGCGCGCGGGCGTCGACGATTACGGCATGACGTTGATCAAAAAACCCCATGCAGCGCGGCCCGAAACCGAAACCGACGGCGCGTAAAAAGCTCGAGGGCAACCCCGGCCAGCGGCCGCTCAACGCGCACGAGCCCGAGATCGCGGCGACGGCGTCGGTGTTCGAGACGCCCCCGCGCGAGCTCGTCGGCGATGCCGTCGCGGTCGCGGAGTGGCACCGACTCGCGCCGATCTTGCGCGGCGCGCGCGTGCTCACCGATGCGGATTGGGCGGCACTCGTCGCGCTCTGTCAGCAGTGGGCGCGCTATCTCGGCGCGACGAGCAAGATCGCAGCGGGCGGGATGGTTGTGCGCTCCCCGAGCGGCTATCCGATGCCGAACCCCTACATCGGCATCGCGAACAAGGCCCTCGGGAATTGCCTGAAACTCTGGGCCGAGCTCGGGCTCACGCCGTCGAGTCGCGTGCGCGTGCAGACGTTGCCGTACTCGACGACGGGCGGCGGCGTCGACGCGTTCGCGGAATTCGAGGACGTGCATTGAACGCGCTGGACGAGTACGCGCGGCGCGTCGTCGCAGGCAAGGTGCTCGCAGGCAAGTATCACCGGCTCGCGTGCGAACGCCATCTCCGCGACCGACAGCGCGAGCACACGAAAAAATTCCCGTACCGCTTCGACTACGCGCGCGCGGAGCGGTTCTTTCGGTTCGCGGAACAACTGCGCCACTACAAAGGCGAATGGGCGGGGCAGCGCATCGCGCTCCAGCCGTATCAACGCTTCTGGCTCGGATCGATGTTCGCGTGGACGCACGTCGAGACGGGGCTCCGTCGCTTCCGCACCGTCTATGGCGAGATTCCCCGCAAGAACGGGAAGAGTCTGATCGCGGCCGTCGTCGCGCTGTACGTCACGTTTTTCGATGGGGAGCCCGGCGCCGAAGGGTTCGTGATCGCGACGAAGCGCGCGCAAGCCAAGATCGTGTTCGCCGACTGCAAACGGCTCGTGGTGCAGTCGGGCCTGCGCTCGCGGATCGCCGTGCTCACGGGCAACCTGAATTACGACCGCATCGCATCGAAGCTCGAACCGCTCGGCGCGGACAGCGATTCGACCGACGGGCTCAACCCGCAGATCGTGATCATCGATGAAGCGCACGCGATGAAAAATCGCGGCATGATCGACGTCATGGAAACGGCGACGGGCGCGCGCCGTCAGCCGTTGATCTTCTGGATCACGACCGCCGGATCGGACCCGCTCACGCCGTGCGGCGACCAGCATCACTACGCGTGTCAGGTGCTCGACGGCGTGCTCGTCGACGATACGTGCTTCGCGTTTATCGCGCACGCCGACGACGACGACGATCCGTTCGTCGAGCGCACGTGGAAAAAAGCCAACCCCGGTTACGGCGTCAGCGTCAAGCCCGACGACATTCGCGCGCTGGCGCACAAAGCGGCGGCGCTGCCGGGCGCGGCGCCCGCGTTCAAACAGAAACGCCTGAATCTCTGGGTGAATGCGATAGCGCCGTGGCTGTCGCTCGAGGGCTGGCGGCGCGCGCAGACCACGTGGGCGCCCGAGACGCTCGACGGCGAACCGTGTTGGGTCGGCATTGACCTGTCGAGCAAAATCGACCTGACGGCCGTCGCAGCGGTCTTTCCCCCGCATGACGCGCGGCGCGCGTGGCGCGTGCTCGTCTGGGGGCTCACGCCCGAGGATACGCTCGACGAGCGCGCGCACCGCGACCGTGCACCGTATCGGTTGTGGGTCGAGCGCGGCTATCTGCTGACGAACCCCGGCAACCGCATCGATCAGGACGTCGTGCGCGAGATGGTGCGGACCGTCGCCGCGCGCTATGACGTGCAGCACATCGGCATCGACCCGTGGAACGCAGGGAATCTCGTGAAGCACCTCACCGACGACGGCTATCGCGTCGCCGAGATTCCGCAAACGCTCGCGCAAATGAGCGCGCCCGCGAAAGAGTTCGAGGCTGACGTGCTCGACGGGCTCGTCGACGGCGGCGGGAATGAGTTGCTGACGTGGGCGATCACCAACGTCCGCGTGCAGAGCGACAACAAGGACAACATCTACCCGACGAAGAAACACAGTCGCGGCCGCATCGACCCCGTGATCGCCACGCTGATGGCGCGCAAGCTCGCGATGATCGACACGTCGCAACCCGCCGCAGAAGATCCCGATCTCATCGTCGCGTGAAAACGGAGCCCGGGATGGCCTGCCCGGGCTCCAACCCGAACCGCGATCTCGTGAGAGACCGCCGCGCGGGAACGTCCCGCTCTACTCGTCGCTGTCGTCGTCGTCGTCGAGGCGGCGGCGAATCACTTCCGGCACAGTCAGACGCGACGCGTCGGCGCGCTGTTCGAGGCGGTCGTACTGCGACGTCGACACGCGGAGATGCACGCTTTTCGACGGCTCGCCCTGTCGAATCGGTGGCCGTCCCGGTGGTTTGGGCTCGCGTTGCATACGGCCGAGTCTACGCCCCGACGTGAGGTTTTGGTACGTAATATTGCGTTCCACGTGGAACGTAGTGCAACATCGGCGGCGTTGCTGAATTGGTTGAGTCGAGCACCGTGCGTGTTACAGCGCGTGATCGTCAACCTCACCTTCAACCCCAATGAAGCGTTGCAGGGGGTCCTGTGGTCGCAGCGTGGCGGGTGGCTAACGTTGCGTGACGTCTCGGCGCTCACGTCGGGACAGCCGCCGACGAAGATCGACGGCGACGTCGTGATCCACGTCGACCGCATCGCCTACATGCAGGTGCTGCCGTGATCGTGCAGTCGAGCGGCGCGCTGCAAACGGTCGGACTCTCGTCGCCGCCGCCCGGCTTCGGCGTCGCGTTCACCAGTCTCGAAACGCGCCCGTACCGCTATCGCGATTTCGCGAGCGAGCAGTACGCCTTGATGTACGCGACCGATCCCAACCTTCGCATTCCGATTGATTTCCTCGCGGGCAACGTCGCGCAGTTGGGCCTGCACGTCTTTCGTCGCGTGAGCGACACCGACCGCCAGCGCCTGCCCGATCACCAACTCGCGCAATGGCTCGCGAAACCGAATCCCGGCACGACGACGTTCCGCCTCATCGAAGGGTTGCTCGGCGATCTCGGCGTCTACAAAAACGCGTACTGGCTCAAGGTGCGCTATGACGACGACACGGGCGCGAGCGCGATTGGGCTGCTGCGGTTGCCGCCCGAACAAATGTGGGTGCAGGGCGGGCTGCTGCCGACGGCGTATGTGTGGCGCTCGACGTCGACCGGCGCCGAGCTCGCGTTCGCGCCGTCCGAGATCGTCGCGTTCGGCGGGTACAACCCGCTCGACCCGCTCATGGGCCTGTCGCACATGACGACGTTGGATCGCGTCATCCGCGAGGACGCCGCCGCGAGCGCGCACCGCGAGTACTACTGGCGCAACGCGTCGCGACACGAGGGCGTGATCGAGCGACCGGGCAACGCGGCGAAATGGACGCCGACGCAGAAGCAATCGTTCCGCGAGCAATGGCAGCAGCGATTCGCGGGCAGCGGGAACAGCGGGCTCGTCGCGGTGCTGGAGGACGGGATGCAATTCAAGCCCGTCGCATTCTCGCCGAAGGATTCGGAGTTCATTCAGGGCGGGAAACTCCGCCGCGAAGTCACCGCAGCGGAATACAACGTGCCGCAGCCGTCTGTCGGGATTCTCGATCACGCGACGTTCTCGAACATCCGCGAGCAACACAAACAGCTATACCAAGATTCGCTCGGCCCGACGCTCGAAATGGTGACGCAGGAGATCGAGCGACAACTCCTCATCGAATGCACCGATCAAAAAAATATCTATATCGAGTTCAACATCGCGGCCAAGCTCGCGGGCAGTTTCGAAGAGCAGGGCGCGGCGCTCCGGCTCGCTATCGGCCGTCCGTTCATGACGCCGAACGAAGGGCGCGCGCGGCTCAATCTCCCGTCCATCAAGGACGATCCGACCGCTGACCAACTCGCCCCCCAACAGGGCGGTCCCGCGCAAGCGTCGCCCACACAAATGGCGGACGACACGTCCGCGCCGGTCGACGACACGAGCGACACGGACCCCGACGCGACCGACGAACCCGGCGCCGACGAGACGGCGACGCTGATCGCCCACACGATTGCCGTCACGCGTCGACGTCAGTACGCCGCGCTCGCGCGTGAACCCGAGGCGGAGCGGTCGACGGTGTTTTTCGCGCGCATCGAACGGTGGAATCGCGAGCTCGCGGCCGACCTCGCGCCGCTCGTCGGGGTCGACGAAGCGCGCCGCATTGCCGAGTACGCGAACGCCGAAACATATCTCGCGCTCGACAGGATCGAGGAGGTTGCGTAATGCGGAGTTACTACTACGCGCGCGTGATCGCCGAGGTCGAAGCGCACCCGTGGAACATCACGCCCGCGATGCTCGCGCGCGTCGCGCACATCATCGCGCGGGCGGAAGCGTGCGCGACCGCGCCGACGCCCGAGATCGAAGCAGAGCACGACGCCGCGATCCGCGCGGCTGTCGGGAACAAAAAAAACCTGCCGCAGCCGCGCGTCGGGTCCGTCGCGATCATTCCGGTCGACGGTGTGCTGCTGCCTCGCGCGAACGCGTTCAGCGACGTGTCGGGCGCGACGTCGTACGACCGCCTGTCGCAGCAATTGCACGAGGCCGTCAACGACAAGGGCGTGCGGAACATCGTGCTCGATATCAACTCGCCGGGCGGGTCCGTCGCAGGCAATCAGGAGCTCGCGTCCGAGATCATGCGCGCGCGGACGAAAAAGCCGATCATCGCGCAAGCGCAATACCTCGCCGCGTCCGCCGCGTATCAACTCGCGTCGGCCGCAACGGAGATTGTTGCGGCGCCGTCCGCGCAAGTCGGCAGCATCGGCACGTACTCGATCCACAACGATCTGTCGGCGGCGCTCGAACAACTCGGCATCAAGCGCACCTACATTTCGGCGGGCGCGGGCAAGGTCGACGGCAATGAGACCGGCCCCCTCAGCGATACCGCGTACGCGCGGCGGCAGAAATCCGTCAACGAAGCGTACGACGCCTTCGTGTCGACGGTCGTGCGCGGGCGCGGCAACGGCACGAGCGAATCGAAAGTCCGCGACTCGTGGGGCGCGCACGTCTACGGCGCGCGCGAGGCGAAGGATCTCGGGATGGTCGACAAGATCGCCACGCTCGATCAGACGCTCGAACGTCTGCTCGAACCGGGCGACGTGGCCGACCGCGCGGCACTCGCCGCGTATCGAGGAGATGACGACGACGCGTCTGTCGACACATCACAGGCCCGCGTGCGCGCGGGATCTGATCAGGATCGACGTCGCGATTCCATGCTCGGACGCCGTTTGATTGAGCGGCAACTATTCGAGCAGCAACTCACGGACCTGACGGAGTGAACGATGCGCGTGATCAATACCGACGTACTCGAGACCGACTATCGCAAGAAACGCGACGAGGCGGTGTCGCTCTATCGCAAGACGATCAACGCCTGCGACACACACGAGGAGAAGGACGCCGACGGCAAAGTCACCGGCAAGGGTCGCGCGATGACCGGCGACGAAGCGGCCGCGATTCAGAAACTCATGGACGACGCGTCCGCGATCAAGTCACGCCTCGCCGAAGCCGCGAGCGGCAACACACTCGCCGCCGAGATCGACAAGCTCACGGCAGGCATGACGAACGAAGATCGCGCCGAGACGAAGCGCGCCGCGCTCAAGTCCCTCGGACAGCAGTGGGTCGACGGGGAGGGCGGGAAGTTCTTTTTCAAGAAACAGCATCACGGCACGCGCAATTGGGCGTCGCCGACGCAGGAGTTCGACGAACCCGATTATCGGCGCATGGCGACGACGCTGACGACGCAGGCGGGATCGGGCGGCGGGCTCGTCATTCCGCAGTACCTCCCCGGCATTCTGCCGATCCTGTTCCGACCGCTGACGATTCGCGCGCTGCTCGCCAGCGGCACGACCGAATCGCCGTTGATCGTGTACATGGTCGAGACGACGTTCACGAACGCCGCAGCCGCCGTGTCAGAAGGATCGTCGAAGCCGGAATCGGCCCTCGTGTTCAATCAGGTGCAGGAAGCGGTCAGCAAGATCGCGCATTTCCTGCCCGTGACGGAGGAGATGCTAGAGGACGTCGCGCAGATCCGCGACTACATCGATACGCGGCTCGTCACGGGCCTCGATCTCGTCGAAGAGGACCAGCTATTGAATGGGAACGGCACCGCGCCGAATCTCACGGGGCTGATGAACCGCGTCGGCGTGCAGACGACCGCTGTCGGCGTCGCGCCCGACACCGCGCAGGATGCGATCTATCGCGCGATCATTCAGGTCTACACGTCTGCGTGGGTCATGCCGACGGGCATCGTCATGAACCCCACCAACTGGGAAAAGATCGCGCTCGCGAAAGACACGCTCGGCCGCTACCTCGGATCGGGACCGTTCGCGCCCGCCGTCTCGCAGACGTTGTGGGGCTTGCCGGTCGCCGTCACGCCCGCGATTGCCGCAGGCACGGCGTTGATCGGCGCGTACGGATCACAGGCGCAAGTGTTCGCGCGCGGCGGGACTCGCGTCGAGGCGTCGAACAGCCATCAGGATTTCTTCATCAAGAACTTGGTGGCGATCCGCGCTGAACGGCGCCTCGCGCTCGCGGTCTATCGTCCCGCGTCGTTCATCAAAGTGACGGCGATCCCGTAGCGGCATCTCGTTCAGTGAACGAGATCGATCAACAGGCTCACACGGAGGGACTTACCGATGGCGACATGGAACAGCGACGGCACGACCACCTACGTTCCCGGCGAATCGAACGCGCGCGCCGTCCCGCCCGACTCGAAAGCGGGTAACGGCGACGAGGCGCCGCACGAGCACGCGGCGCCGCCCCCGCATCCGCAGCACGTCGCCGCGCCCGCACCCAAGCATCGGGCGTAGCGATGCTGTTCACGAAGTACGACCCCGGCCCGTGCCCCGTCGACGACGCCCCGCATACGACGTGCGTCGCGCCGGGGTCCGGGCCGATCACGACGGTGCAATTCCCGATGCGCGACGGCGTCGACACGCCGCCGCTTGTCGGGGCGGTCGTCGTGCCGCAACTGCAAGGGCCGGTCGCGCCGCCGCTGCTCGCGGAGCGGATCCAAGCGACGCTGCCCGAGGGACACGTCACGACCGGCACGTACCGCAAGAAACGAGCACGGTGACGCGATGGTGAAAGCGGTCGAACCCATAGCGGCCCCGCCGCCCGGCGGCGGCAGCACGACGACGTGCGAGACGTGCGCGTTTTTCGATTTGCTCCCGCCGCCCTCTGCGCGCGAGCCCGCGACGCTCGGCCGCTGTCGCGCGCACGCGCCCGTGTCGGCGGGGCTGTCGCAGCGCGGGGGCATGTGGCCGGGCGTGCTCGCGACGGATTGGTGCGGTGAATACAAAGTGCGGTGATGTGGACGAACCTCACATTTCGCGGGTTCACGTTCGCGGACGGCGCGGCATGGTATCAACGCTTGCCGCCGCTGCCGCACATGGTGTCGATTTGCACCGTACCGCCAGACGCGGAGGTGTTCAGCATCGGCGACGCGAAACTGCGCGCGGGCTTTACCTGGCCGAGTCCCGACGAGCGCGACGCGCTGATGGATCAGTTCATTCGCACTGCGCGCGCGAAGGTGGAATTCGATACGGGGCTGGCGCTGCTCGATCAAACGCGTGAGGTCTATTTCGATACGCTGCTGTCGAACATCATCATCCTGCCGGAACATTCGATGCCGCTGACGGCCGTCGCCTCTATCGAGGTGACGAACACCGACGGCAGCGTGACGATCCTCGACCCGAGTACGTACGTCGTCGATTTCGTGAGCGCGCGGATCAGCCTCGGCTCGCCGACGACGCCGATGCCCGTCTATCCCAACGCGCGCACGTTTCAAGCGTGGAAGATCGTGATCGAGTCGGGATGGGCCGACGGCGCGACGCTGCTCGCAGAGGCGCCCGTGTTGTATCACCTCGTCGGCCTCCTCATTTCGCACTATGCGACGCTCGGCCGCGATCTCGCGACGATTGAGCGCGGCACGCTCGACGAGATTCCGCAGGGGTATCGCGACCTCCTCGCGCCGTATCTGCCGATTGCGGTGATCTGAGATGCCGCAAGGACTCGGATCGATCATCGGCTCGCCGGTTGCGCTCTCGACGAAGCGGCATCGCGTCGACGTGCTGAACCCGAGCGGCCCGCCGACGTCCGACGACGGCGAGTACGTGCAGGACTACGCCACGACGGGCTACGCGTACGCCGCGATTGAACCGGCCTCACCCGCGCGGCTCGAACGCTTCACGCAAACCGCGAACGTCGCGATGGTCTCGCACGTGATCACGATGGATTACCGCACCGACGTGACGACGAAAACGCGCCTCAATTTCTACGGGCGGCGGTTCGACGTGCTCGGCTACGCGTCGCCGAACGAGTTCGGCGTCGACCTCGTGCTCGTGTGTCAGGAGCGTGTCGCGTGATCCGGTTCTCGTGGGAAGGCATGGCGCAAGAGGTTGCGGAGTTTCAAGCGACGCCCGCCGCGATGACGAGCGACGCGCGCGACACGGTCGACGAGGCCGCGCTGCAAGCGGCCGACACGATCCGCGCGCAGTATCCGAGCGTCAGCGGCGAACTACGCGCGGGCGTCGGCGTCGTCGCGGGCAGCGGCGGCGAGTATGTCGCGGGCGCGCGCGTCGTCAGTACCTCGCTGCACGCGAACTGGTACGAGTACGGCACGGCGATGCGGCACGACGCGCGCGGCGCGTTTCGCGGACGCGTGATGCCGCATTTCGTGTTCATTCGCACGCTGGAAGCGACACGCGCGCACCTCGACGATGCATGGCGCGCGCTACTGACGCGGTTCGGATTGCGCCCGATTGGGTGAGAGGCACGCCTATGACGACTACGGATCTCGCACTGGCCCTCGACGCGAAGCGTCGCGCGGCCGTCTCGCTCTACGGCACGCTGGCGCGCGCCGCGTGGGATCGCGCGTTCACTGACGACGAGCGCGCCGCGCTGCTCACTATCGATGACGACGTGCGCGCGCTGCGCGACGAGCTCGTCGACCGCAGCGACGGCCTGCCCGCGCCGCGCCGTCTGTCGCTTGGGCAGCGCATCGTCAGCGATCCCGCGTTCCGCGAGTTCGTGCGCGCGGGGCGCCATCGCAATCCGGGGCCGTGGGCGATCACGATCTCCGCTGCGGACGGAGCAGGCGATGCGACGCCGATGCCGACGACGACGATCCTCAGTCCGGGGATTCCGACACAGTTCACGCCGACCTCGTTCCCGCGTCGGCCGCTGCGCGTCGCGGACCTGTTCGCGCAAGGGCGCACGAGTGCAGCGGGCATGCAGTACATGCAAGAGAGCGCGACGAACGCGGACCCGGCCGACGGGACGGCAGCAGTCGCGCAGAGCACCGCGAAACCGGCGGGCGTGATCGCGCTGCAACTCAACACCGAGCCGTTGCACAAGATGGCGTCCGCGCTGTCGTTTCCCGAGGTGCTCCTCGACGACACGCCGGGCTTTCAGGCGTATCTCGACGCGCGGCTCGATAACGCCGTCGCGCGCAACATCGATTGGCAACTCCTGCAAGGCGACGGCACCGGCAACAACATGCTCGGGTTGCTCAATCGAACGGACCTGTTCACGACGTACGCGCGCGCCGACCCTGAGAGCAACGCCGCCGCGATTCTCACCGCCGCGATGAAGTGCTACGCGAGCTCGGGGATCATGCCCGACGGGATCGCGTTGCACCCGCTCACGTATGCGTACACGCTGCTGATGCGGAGCGGCCCGGTCGCGACGGCGACGGACTATGGCGCGGCCGATCTTGACGCCGTCGTGCTGCAACCGCCCCCGATCTATCTGTTCGGGCTGCGCGTCGCGCTCGCGCCCCTGACCGGGGCGCGCTCATCGGCGCCTACAGCGACGCGGCGCAACTGTTCTGGCGTGACGACCTCCGCATCGAAATCACGAACAGTCACCTCGATAACTTCGTCACGAACACGCTGACCGTCCGCGCCGAGCGCCGCGGCGCGGCCGTCGTGTATTACCCAAAGGCGTTCGTCATCGTGAACGCGCTGGATTACATCAATCGGTGAGCAATGGATCTCGATAGCTCACTCGTCGAGGACGCCGTGATCGCCGCGCTGTTGAATGACAGCGTGGTGCAATCGCTCGCGCCCGACGGCGTGTGGTGGGATTCGGCGGGGCTCGTGCAGGGGATCGCGCCGACGCGGTACGTCGTCGTGTCGCTGATCACGGAAACCGACGTGCCGGTGTTCGGTGGGCGCGGCGCCGAGGATTATGTGTTCTTGATCAAGGCCGTCATGCTCAACGCGTCGAGCGTGGATATGCGCGCCATCGCGCGACGCTTCGACACGCTGTTCGATGATGGGGCGCTCGTGGTCCCCGGCTACGTGTTCGGCGCGATATTCCGCGAACAGCGCGTGCGCTTCACCGAAGAAGACGCCGACAACCCGGCGATCCGATGGTTGCATCGAGGCGCGCATTACCGCCTACAGGTCGGGATCCCGACCGATAGCACGTTCATACAGGACGGCTGGACGCAACCGGGATGGACGACATGAGTGCCCCCGTCCTGATCACGCCCGCGTTTCAGTCGGCGGTCCCCGACGATCCGACCAAGCCGACGCTCCTCGGCCCCGCCGAGTGGAATGCGGCGCGTCTGCTCGGCGGCGGCAACCCCGGCGATCTCGTGACGCGCGATCCCGCGTCGAGCACTGGCGCGTCATGGGCCCCGCTGCCGTCGACGCTGGTGCTGACCGACGGGTCGCGCCCGTTCACCGCCGATCAATCGCTCGGCACTCACAAGTTAATCGCGCTCACCGATCCAGTGAATCCGCAGGACGCCGCGACGAAAAACTACGTCGACACGCAAGCCGCCGCCCACGATTCGGGGTTTCGCAAAGTCTTATGGATCGGCGCGACGATCCCCACGCCGCCGGGGTCAACTGGCGGATCGAATTTGGTGGATGCGTACTTGCCCGCGAACTTACTCACCGCGCCGGGGCAGACGTTGCGGTTTCAACTCTGGGGCGGGTGGGGCAATCAAGCGCAGGGCAATCGGTACATGGACCTCGCGTTTTTTCAGGACCAATTACCCGATTGGGTGCATTTGTGCACCGTCGGCAATTACAACGGCGGGCCGGGCGGGTGGCGCATGGAGGGCACGATCCTCCGCGCCACGTCTGACTATAAGTTCTCGGGGATCGGGTTCTCGTACATCAATATCCCCACGAATCAAGAGGTGACGCTCAGGATGACCGGCGGGGTCGCGTTGGACCCGACCCAACCCATTCGGTACACGATCCAAGCGCAATACGATGGCCCGAGCGACGGCTCATTCACATTGGAAACGATGATCGTGTGGCTCATGTAACACGGCGGCGATAACACGGAACTAAGGGCGATACCACAGGGCGACTAACAACGGGGTAACACGAGGGAGTAAGTCACATGGCGATTAAAACGGGGCGCTACGGTCAAGTTCTCTATGATCCCACGGGCACAGGCACGCCCGTCGAGATCATCTCGCTGAACGCGTGGAAAGCGAGTTTCAAAACCGCCAAGGAGGACGTCAGTTGCTTCGGCGACACCAATAAGGTGTACGTGCCGGGCATGAAAGACGTGTCGGGCACCGTCACCGGATTTTGGAATTCGGATCCGGCCGCGAGTCCGATTCTGTTCGCGGCGGCGGACGCGCAAGATCCGGGGATGCTCAAGCTCCTGCCGAATTCGACGACGCCCGAGGATACGTTCTTCTGGTCGGGGCTCGCGTATCTCGACGCCGAGATCGATTGCACGCTCAACGCGCCGAAAATCACGGGCGATTTCATGGCCGCAGGCCCGTGGACGATGGCCACGACGCTCGGGAAATCCGCCGCGCCGCCGAAACCCGCTGACCAACGCGCCGCCGCATAGTCGCGCGCGTGCGTCGTGTTTCGCGAGCTCGCGATCCGTGGTGAGGGCGGCGCGATCCTGTGGACGAAAGACGTCCGCGCGACTGCGGCGTCGCTCGCGGCGTGGTTCATTCGGCGCGATCTGCACCCGAAGCGTGGCCCGTGGGTGCTCACCGCGTCGTGTTCCTCCACGAATCGCTATAAGTGCGGGCAGCGTCCGCTCTTTTTCACCGCGCCGCGTCTCGGCGGCGGTCGCTGGTGTTGGCCTGTGCTCGACCTACAGGTCACTGGCGACGCGCTGACCGCGCGCCTCGGGCCACCGGAGCAATAACCCCATGAGTCGATCTCGATTTGTCCGCCCCGAGACCGTGACGTTGCCGATCTCTGACGGCGACACGATCACCGTCCGCAAGGAATTGAACAACGGCGAATTGCGCGAGCTCGCCAAACACGGCTCGATTGCTGGCACGTCGCCGCCCAAGATGGACCCGATCAAAGTGGGTCCCGCGCTGCTCGCGGCGTATCTGCTCGACTGGTCGTTCACGGATGCGAGCGGCGCGCGTGTCGAGATTCGCAACGCGTCGCGCGAGGAATTGCTCGACACGATTGACCAACTGCGCGCGTCGGACGTCACGGAAATGATCGCGGCGATCTCCGCGCACGTCTTGACGCAGAACGCCGTCGCCGCCGAGGAAAAAAAACTCCCGAGTGGCGAGACCGCATCGTGAGCGATCTCGCGATCTGTCGGCACATGGGCTGGTCGTATGACGACGTGCTGGCGCTGCCCGCCGACGTCTACGCCGTGCTGATCGAGGAGCTCGCGGCGATGCAAGAGGAGTGATCGCGACGTGGCTCTGACCGGCAAACTCGACGCCGATTTCTCCGCGTTTTACGACGCGTGCAATAACGCTGTGCGCGCGCTCGGGTCGCTGACCGACGCGAGCGCGGGCGCGCAGGCGGGACTCGGCGGCGTCGACGCGTCGATCAGCAGCATCGCGCTCGGCATGGCGGGCGCGACGGGCGCGATGGAACTGCTCCAGAAAGGGTTTGAATTTCTCGAAGGCTCGGTGACGGCGTTCGCGGACGCCGAGTCGAACGTTCAGCATTTGACGACGGCCCTCGAGCTCTCGGGCAACGCCACGACGGAGGTCATCCAGCAGTACAAGGATCTCGGCGAGCAGTATCAGCAGACGACGATCTACAGCGAGAACATGATCACGTCGGCTGAGAAAACGTTCACGCTGATCGGCAACGTCGCGCCCGATCAAATGGACAACGCGCTGAAGGCCGCGACAAATCTCGCGTCGGGTCTCGGGATCGATCTAACGACGGCCGTCACCGCGCTCTCGAAAGCCGCCGAGGGCAACGTCACCGCGTTGAAACGCTACGGCGTTCAGATCGATGCCGCTGCCGCGAAAGCCGGTGGCGCATCGGTCGTGTTTGATTTAGTGAATCAAAAATTCGCCGGGCAAGCCCAAGCCGACATGGACACGACAGCGGGCAAAATCGCGCAACTGGCGAACGCGTGGGAGCTCTTCAAGGAACAAACCGGCTCGGTGGTTGTCGACCTCGGGTCCATCGTCGGCGCGATGGGCAACACGACCGAGGCCGCATCGAACGTCATTCCCAAAATCGACGGCGCGACGTACGCGCTGCAACGGCAAGCCGAGCAACTCCCGCAGACGACGACGAGTTGGGAGGACTTTTTCAAAAAGCTCGCGCAGATCATTTCGTATGAAGCCGACCCCGTAAAATTCGCGAACGATTGGTCGTCCGGCATCTTGCAAGTCAAGGCGGCGATGGCGTCGCTGTCGTCGGGGAACGCGCCGACCGCGCCCGCGTTCCAGATGCCGAAGATCACGTTCCCCACGGCCGACGCGAAAGACTTCGCGACGGCGCTCGCGCTCGCGACGGAGAAATACCACGAGCTCACGCCCGATGTGATCTCGAACCTCGACGCTGCGTTCAAGCTCGGGAACGTCTCGATCAAAGAGCTCACCGCGAACACGGGTCAATCGGCCGATGTGATCGAGGTGGCGCGCAAGGCGTGGGAAGCGCACAACACCGAACTGAAAAACGCCGAGACTGCCGCGAAAAAATTCACTGACGCGCAGGCGGCGATCACGGCCGCGTACGTGCCGCTCACCGAGCAGCAAAAAGAGGCAGCGGTCTCGAATCAAAACGTCGGCCTCAGCGCCGAGCAAACGGCGAAGTCCTTCGGGATCAGTGGCGCGGCCGTCGCGGCGTATCTCAACGGCCTGAAAAACGCGCAAGCCATCGAGGACGCGTACGAAGCGCAGCGACAGAAGATGGCCGATCAGACGTCGAAGCTGGTCGCGAAATCGACGGACGATTTCAACAAGGCGCAGCAGCAACAGGCAGACGCGAGCGCGAAAACGCTCGTGACGGATCTCGACGCGTACCAGACCTACACCGACAAGATCGATGCGCTGTCGGAAAGCTCGACACAGAAGCAAATCGACAACATCGATCAAGCCGAGAAAAAAGCGATCTCGTCGCTCGGCATCAAAACCGCTGCGACCGCCGACGCGTACGACAAAGCGGCAGCGGTGATCGACACGTACTACAACCACGAACGCGACGTCGCGAATCAGACCGCGAGCACTATCGAAGAGCGGATGGCCGCGCAAGGCGTCTACACCGACGAGCAACTCGCCGAGCAAGCCGACGCTGCGAGCGTCGCGTACTGGCAGATGGCCGCGGACGGCAATTACAGCGCCGCGCAAATGGAGGCCGCGGCGAAGCGCGCAAACGACGCGTGGGATAAATCGATGGGGATCGTCCGCACGTCGTGGGACACGATGGCGAAAACGATTGAGACTAGTCTCACCGAGCTCGGGCAAGCTATCGGCGGCACGTTCGGCAAGCTCGCGACCGACGCGTCGAACGCGTTCAAGAGCGCGACGAAAGGCGTCGGCGATCTCACGGCCGGATTCGCGGCGTTCTCGTCAGGCGACATTCTCGGCGGGATCTCGGGCATCGTGTCGGGCGTCACGAGCATCGCGAGCGCGGCGATCTCGGCGGGGAAATCCGTCGTCGGGCTCGTCGAGAATCTGTTCGGGCTCGGGAGCAAAGGGCGCGACGCCGTCGTCGCGTTCGCGAATTCGATGGGTGGATTCGACGAGCTCCACACGAAGCTCGACGCGCTCGGCGATTCCGGCGAACAACTGTGGATCAAGCTCACGCAGGGCGTCGGGAAAAACGATCCGGCCGCAGCACAGGCCGCGATCACGGCCGTGACGAACGCACTCAACGCGCAAACGAGCGCATCAGCGACAACGACCGTGCAGACCGAGCAGCAGGCCGTCGCGACGATCCAGACGGCGACCGAAGCGACGAACGCGCTCGTCTCGGTCAGCGATCAACTGAAAAGTAACGCGACCGATTGGCAAACGTGGGGCGATGCCGTCAACGGCGTGATCAACGCCGTCGGCGCGGCCGTGATCGCGATGCCCATGCCGAGCGCGCCGGGCGGCGTGCCGGGCTTCGCGGGCGGCACGGGTGGACAATATCTGAATTTCGGATCGGGCACGCTCGCGATGCTGCACGGCAACGAGCGCGTGATGACGCAGGGTGAGGGCGCGGGCGGCGGCGGAGGCGGGACGGCGATCATTCAAATCAACAGCACGACGGTGGCGGAGATCGTCGTGCCTGACATGCCGGGCGTGATCCGACGGTACGGCCTCGCATGATGTACGAACTGCTCCCGCTGCCGCACGGCCCGCTGCCCGACGTCACGCTGACGATCAACGGCGTCGCGATGCGCCTACGCCACGGGTTCAAAATCAGCGAGACTGCGAACGGCCGCAATCGACTCGACGGCGTGATCTACTCGCCCGACGGGACGGGCAATCGCCCGCCCGTGGGCGCCGATGTGCAACTCGTCGAAAACGGCGTCGTGATTTTCGGGGGGCTCGTCGACACGCCGACCGAAGGGGGCGTCGGCGGGGCGCCCGTCTCGCGGCTGCTCACGGCATTCTCGGCGCTCGATTACAGCGGACTGGCCGAACGGCGCGTGCTCAATCTGACATTCCCGCCGGGCACGCTGAAATCGTGGTTGCAAACGGTCGCGACGTTTCTTTCGCATTGGGGCGTCTCGGTCGACCCCGCGCAAGTGGACGGCCCGACGTTTCCCGATCCGCTCGATTGCCCGTTCATGCGGATCGATGAGGTGCTGAACGCCTTCACGACGGCGACCAACGGCGACTACCTCTGGGAGATCGATTACCACAAACACCTGCGGATGTTCGAGGCGGCGACGACGGCCGCGCCGTTCAACATCGCCGACGGCGACCGCAACACCGTGAACGACGTCACGGTCGCGCCGTCGCTCACGACGTACGCGACGCGCGTGCTCGTGCTCGCGGGCGCGGGCCTGCACGACGTGACGGTGAGATTCGTGGGCGACGGCACAACGGCGAGTTTCCCGTTGCAGTACTGGGTCGCGGCGACGCGCGGGTATGTCACGAACAACCCGGCCGGACACACTGGCCCCGACGTGAACGAAACGCTCGGCGATGCGACAGCCGAGTGGTCGTACGACAACGCGTCAGCGTCGCTCACGCGCAACATCGGCGCGCCCTCGGCGGGGTCCGCGATTACGTTTATCTTCACCGCCCAATTCCCGGTGCTCAAGTACGCCGACCCGCCCGGTGGCGTGCCCGATCCCCCCGGCATCTGGGAATTGCTCGTGCGCGAGCCCGACGTATTCGACGCCGACGTCGCGCAGCAGCACGCCAACGCCTACGTGCTCGCGGCGTCGCAGCCGACGGTCACGGTGAAGTACCGCACGCTGAACGCGGGCGCGCATCCCGGCCAAGTGCAGCAGATCCAGCGGAGCGCACGGCATCTCGACGCGCCGTGTCTGATCACCGACGTGCAGATCAGCGATCAGGAGGGCCGCACCTATCGCGACGTGACCGCGCTCGCGAGTGCGACGGTCGCGCCGATCAACACGTGGCGCGACATGATCAAGGGCTGGAACAGCACCGTGTCGGGCGGCAGCGCGAGCGCGAACATTCAGGGCGGGACTGGCGGTGGATCGGGCGGCGGCGGCGGCGGCGCCACGATCACCGGGCGCGTCGGCTATCACGTGATCATCACCGGCTCGAACGCAGGCGGCGAATCGGTCATGAGCGAGACCGGTGGCGTCGTCAACATGAACGGCGGATCGCTCACGGGGGCGAACGTCGTCGCCGCGACGACACTCCAAGGCGCGTACGATGCCAGTCAACTCTCGGGTACGCTGCCCGACGCGCGTCTCTCGAACAACGTCGTCCTGAAAAACGCGCCCGCGACTGCGCTCGTCGGCAACATCACCATCGGCGGCACGCTCGGCGTGAGCGGCGCGACGACGCTCGCGTCGCTCGGCGTCACGAGCAGCGCGACAGTCGGCGGGACGTTCAGCGTCACCGGCACGACGACGCTCGGCGTCCTGAACGCGGGCGCGTCGACGCTCGCGACGCTCGGCGTGAGCGGGGCGGCGACGGTCGGCGGGGCGCTCGGCGTCGCAGGCGTCGTCACCGCGCCCGCGTTCCACGCGAGCCCCGCGAGTGCAGGCGCGCCGGGTGAGCTCTACGCCGACGCGAACAGCGGCCTGACGCTCTACAGCACGACGGGCGCGGCGGACGATTTCGCGCTGCTCTCCCCCTCGGGCAGCGTGATCGCGCGCGTGCCGACCGGCACGACGACCCTCGAGCTCGCGGGCGGGCTCAACTCCATCGGCTACGTGTCGGGGCTCACGGGCTGGCGCATCACGGCGGGCGGCGACGCCGATTTCCGGTCGTTCTCGGCTGATGCGTTGCACGCGCAAACGTTCGTCATCGATCAGACGCGCGCGCTGGCGGGCGGCGAGATCATCGCGGCGTCAGCGGCGATGCTCGCGGCCGATGTCGTCATGCCGAATCTCGGCGGGTCCGTCACGATCACGGTGCAGGATTTGACGAACGCGCCGGGGATGCCCGTGTTCGCGGTCAATGATTGGGTGATGTTGCGGACGTTCACGCGCAGCAGCGGCGCGCTCACCGTCGCCGACGTCTACGGCCAGGTAACAGCGCCCGTGACGGGGCTCGCGGGGAACACGCAGTCGTGGACGTTCACGCGCGGCGGCGGCACGATGGCGACGAGCACGGTCGTCCCGAGCGGGAACGTCGTGATCGATTTCGGCGTGAGCGGTAGCGGCTATTACGAAGTGCAAGGCGCGGACGGTGCGTACGACGCCAACGGCCCGTACGCGCAGATCGTGACGTGGGCGACGGCGCCGATCTCCAGCAATCGCACGCTGCGGACGCGCTTCGGCAATCTGTTCGGCGTGACGAACGTCGCGAACGAATACGGCCTGCTCGCGGGCACGTATGCCGCGACGAACGGCCGCTACTTCCGCGCGAGCAGTACCACGTTCGAGCTCCACGGGATCGATCTGCTGCTGTGGGATGGCGGCGTCAACACGGTCAAACTCGATCACGCGGCGCCGTACCTCGCGATGGGGAACCCGCGCCCGGTGACGTTTAGCGATGGCGTCGCGGGCGTGTGGTTTGGCAAGGACGGCACGACGTACAAGTTTCGCGTTGGGACGCCGGGCGGGAACGGGATCACGTATGACGGAGCGGGCACGCTGACCGTCACCGGCGCGATCAATGTCACGAGCGGCAACGCGGCGAAAACGGACCTGTCGAACGTCACGGGTGCATATGCGGGGTCGAGCTCGGGCGCGGGCGGTCCTGCGAAGTGGGTCGCGCCGACCGTGCCGGTGTCAGCGATCAACGGCGCGGGCCTGTACCTCGGCTCGAACATCCTCGGGTACTACAACGGCTCGTCGTGGCTGTCGTACATGACGAACGCGGGCGCGTTTTATCTCGGCGGCGGCAGCGCGGGTCACTCGCTCTATTGGGATGGGAACACGCTGACGATCACGGGCGCGATCACTGCGACGACGGGCACATTCACCGGCACGATCCACGCGGCCAGCGGCACTATCGGCGGGTTCACCATCGACAGCGCGAACATCTCCAACGCGAATATCGATTTGAATTCGACGGGCCTCGTCGAGTGCATCAACGGGTCGTCGGATGCGGTCGGCATGACGTCGTTTGGGATCGGCGGGACGTCGACGATTCGGTTCTGGGTCGGGAACGGCGGCGGCACCGTTCGCAACCTGATGATCACGACCGACGGCAGCCTGTATTCCAACGGCACGCTCAGCGCGGTTGTGTTCTCGGCCGGCAGTTACTATCTCGCGCAGCAGGGCCCGAACGTCGCGGGCTACGCCTTCAATAACAACGTCAGCACGTACTGGGGCAGCGACTCGACAAACCGACTCGCGATGGTCGCGAACAATATCCGATTATTTTTTGACGGGACGCAATTCTTCCCAGAGACGAGTACGGGCCGCAACCTCGGGCATCCCTCGTTTCAATGGGGCACGCTGTTCGTCGTGAACGTCACGCAGTCGTCAGATCGGCGCGTCAAAACCGACATCGTGCCGACGCGGTACGGCACCGCGTTCGTGCGCGCATTGCAGCCGGTGGACTACTTCCTGAAACGCACGGGCGACCAAGGCCACGGGTTCATCGCGCAGGACGTCGCGGCGCTCGACCCAATGTTCGGCGGCGTCAGCTATCACGAGGGCGTCGCCACGGGCTTGAACTATTCCGCATTCATCGGCCCGCTCGTGCGCGCGTTTCAGGAGCTCGACGCGCGCGTGAGCGCGCTCGAAGGGAGATCACAGCATGGCGAATGATTCGTACTCGCAGCAACGCCTCGCGCAAGATCCAATATTTCAGGGCCGCATCCGCTCCGCGCTCAGTGTCGTCGCGTGGCAAGTGCTCGGCGAGGATGTGACGACGCCGAATCACGACAAGCGGATCGCGTTCGCGCGCCAGACGCTCACGAACCTGACGTTCGGCGCGCAGAGCATCGCGCCGTGGATGGTCGAGCGGCCGAACCTGCAAGCGTTCGCGACGTCGTACGATTTTGAATCCGGCGCGGTCGTGACAGCAGCGGCCGACGCGGATCTGCAATCGCAACTCATGACCGATTGGGATGTCCTCTCGGGCGTGTGATGATCGCCACCACCCTCGGCGCGATTGCGGCGGCTGAACCCGCGCTCGACCGACTCGGTGCACGGCCGTTGCCCATGAAGACGGCCTACACGACGTCGAAATTGTTGCGGCTCGTGCGCGACGAGCTCAAGACGTTCCGCACGCTCCACGACGATCTCGTCAAACGGCACGGCGCCGAAGATCCACCGGGCAGCGGCAGCTACCGCGTCCCGCCCGGCGCGCAGTACGTGACGTTTCGCGCAGAGCTCGACACGCTGATGGCGACGCCGGTCGAGATCGCGTGGACGCCCATCGCGCTCGACGCGCTCGGCGACGAGCCTGTCCGCGCCGATGATCTGCTCGCGCTCGATCCGTTTCTCAGCAACGGCACGCCCGCTGTGCCGAGTGGCGCGTGATGTTCTGGACGTGCATCGGCCTCGTCGTCGCAGTCGTCGGCGTCGCGGTGGTGTGGTCCGCGCTCGTCGACGATCAGCGCCGTCGGCAGAACGTCTCGGACGAAACGCGCGCGCGGCTCGGCGCCGACGACAACAACGACAACCCGGATTTGTTGTAAGGGGGATCGTCATGCAATCGCAACCGTCGCTCCGTATGCTCTGCTTCGTGCTCGCGCTCGTGCTGTTCGCGGTCGCGGCGTATCTCTCCGAGAAGCTCGCCGACCGGCTGACGCGGCTCGCGTTCGCCGTCGTCATGCTCGCGTGGCTGTTCTGAGGGGCTCGTATGCCTGTGCTCAATAGTCGCGGTGACGTGCTCGCCGGAGTCGCCGGTCATCCGACTTCGCTCAACGGCGTACCCCTGCCGTTCGCGACGTTCGGCGGGGCGTGCTGGCTCGATGACGAAACGGTGCTCGTGCAGATACCCGCTCCCGCGCCATTAGGCGCCATCCTAGCGACGTGGCGCCCGGGGGCGAGTCAACCCACCCCCCTGCCGCAGCAACGCGGCGCAAACGACTACGCAGCCGGGGGAGGCCGCTTTATCGCGTGGCTCGCGGGGGTTGGCTGCTGGGGGTCATTAGGCGACATGCCTGCGGCTGGGGTCCCGAACAGCGGCACCCCGTTCGCGCATCTCGCCGTCGCGCCCAACGGAACCATCGGGTATGTGCCCGACGGCGCGAGCGGCTACGGGATCAAGCTCGTCGACCCCGACGGCATCGTGTCGGAAGCGGTCGGCGTGTGGGCGCTCGACGAGCAAACGCTCGACGAGCGAGCAGCCGTGTGGCGCGGCGGCGCGCTCGGCACCGCGATCCCGCTGCCCGCGCTGCCCGCCGTCAATCTGCAAGTGGTCGATCTCCCCGACGGTGAACGCTGGCTCGTCTACTGGTCAGACCCGACCGGGTTCATCGTGCAGAAAGACGGCGCGGCTGACGGCTACATCCTCGGCAACGCGCCGATCTTTTTCAATCATCACGCGCGCGCGGTCGGCGCCGATCTGTGGGTCGCGTGGTCGTCGACGTCCGGCGAAGCGTTCGGCGATATCAGCGTCGTGCGGATCGACCGCACCGCGCCGCGTGTCGCGCTCGAACCCCCGGTGAGCACCGAGCCGCCCCCGTCGACTGAACCCCCCGACATTGAGGAACCGCCGCCGTCAACAGAGCCACCCGATATCGAGGAGCCGCCGCCGAGCACCGAACCGCCCGACGAGCTCCCCCCAGAACCTGAACCACCAAAAGAGGCCGTCATGCTGTTCATCGAAACGAAGTACGAAAAAAACAATCCGAAACTCTCCGTCATGAAGTTCGAGATCATCAAGAACGCGGACGGGACCGAGAGTTACAAATCGGTCGCGCGCGCGACGAGCGCGGACGCTGACGAACAGGCGACGCCGTTTTACTGCGTGACGGATGTCGGCACGGACGAATGGCGCAAGACGCCGGGCGGCGCGTTCGAGAGCTTCCGGCGCGTCGGCACGTCGCTCGTGGCGGATCGTCCGTGGAGCACAGCGGGCGGACCCACCAAACAGAATGCCTACGTGCGCTACTGCGTCGAGGTGCCGTAATGGACACCATCGCGCGCTTGATGATGAACGGCACATCGTCGAGCGTCTCGGGCAAACGTCCCGCGCCCGTGCCGCACGCCGCGATTGCGCCGCCGTTCGATCCGAACGACTCGCACGGGCTCGTGCATACGGTGCTCCCACCCGAGCAGGTGATCCCCGCACACTTCACCGATCCGACGTGGCTGCGCGGCGATTTCAACGGCGTCTGTCTCAGCGGCACGTACACGCCGACGAGCTCTGACGCCATCGTCGCGAACGGCGGGATCACGATGACGTCGGGCCGCTGGACAGGTCTGCGCGTGCCGTTTCTCCCCGGCGCGAACACGACGCCGCCGCACATGATCATGACGCCGATGCTGGTCATGTATCCGCAAGACGTGATCGACGCCGTGCTGACGGAGCACGCCGAACGCGGCTATGACGATTTGATCTTCGGGCCGGAACCGTGGAACGCCGAAGCGAATCTCATGGAAGCGTGGGGCTATCACCGTATCGGCCGTTTGCAGAAGGGATCGCGACGCTCGCGCGCGCTGCAACTCTCGACGAAGGGCGTCAGTCAGCACAAGACGTACACGCCCGCGCAAATGCTCGACTGGTGCCGCTACGTCAAATCGTGGGGCTTTCGCGTCGTGCTCTGGCGCGGCGATCCCAATCGCGGGATCGATCCGATGCTCGACACGCTCATGCAGGCGGGCGTCGTCGATTTCTACGGGCACGGGACCGAGGTCGACGAGGTGACGACGAAGGAAACCTACGAAGCGTCGCTCGCGGCCATCGACGCGTACATCAGCGGGCGCATTCCCGTCGCGGCGCACTTCACCGCCGATGCTGAACGCAAGATGGGCTACCCGATTGGGTTCCCGCGCGATACGTACCTGAACGACTGGTCGCCGTATAACGGGCGCGTGCATCTCTTCCAGCAACTCGCCGTCGACGCGTCGGCGGGCTTGCAGGGCGCATCGATGTGGTACGCGCGGCTGCACGTGAACTGCGGAAAGGGCGACGCGGTAACGCCGGGCACACACGGCGCGCCCGACAGCCGCGTGATCGCGTTCGAGACGATGGCGCACGCGCAACTCTACGGGAAGTGCGACGAGAACTACGGCAACCTGCGCGATTGGGAATTGCTCTGCGGCACGCGCGATCCGGCGTATCCATGCGCGCGCCCCGTCAGCGGCAGCGGCAACGGCCATCGCTATCCCAACGGCGATCCGATCTGAGGGGTGAACTATGAGCAGACTCGACGACGTGTACAACGAGCTCGCGAAACACGCCGACATCCTCGTGAAGCACAGTAAAAAACTCAAGCCGTTGATCGATGAAGCGCGCACGCTGTCCGAGAGCGGCGGCGGCGGCGAAGGCGTGACCGTGACCACCGCTGACGAGTTGACGGCCGCGCTACTCGAGGGCGGCGCGATCACGACCGCGCCCGGCACGTATGCGGGCAATTTCGTGATCAGCAAGCCGACCCATCTCACGCTCACCGGCGCGACGCTGCGGCCGCGCGATCTCGTCGAGCCCGTGCTGACCGTGCTCACTGACGACGTGATCGTCGTCGATGGCGTCGTCGAGAACGGCGCGCCGGATCGCGACACGATCATCGTGGGTGATTTCTTCGCGACCGACGCCGACGCGCAGCCGACCAACGTCGAGTTCGTAAACGTCACCGTCGAAGCGGGCGCGCAGGGCGGGCATCGCGCGTTCGCGCTGCACGGCGCCGAGATCACGGTGCGCGAATGTCGCGTGATCGGATTCTGGGAAGTCGGCCGCGACTCGCAAGCCGTGTGGATTCTCAACGGGCCCGGGCCGTACATCGTCGCCGACAACTACCTCGAAGCGAGCGGCGAGAACATCATGGTCGGCGGCGAGACCGTCCACATTCCCAACTGCATCCCGTCCGACATTCTGATCGACGGCAACACGTGCGCGAAACCCGAGGCGTGGAAATCGCTGATGCCGCAACCGACCGTCAAAAACAATATCGAGGTCAAGCTCGGGATCGGCGTGACGATCTCGAACAACGTCTGCGACGGCAATTGGGACGCCGGACAAGACGGGACGCCGATTGTGATCACGGTGAGAAATCAGAACGGCGATTGCCCGTGGGCGCTCGTCGACGACGTGACGATCACCGCGAACACGACGAAGCGGTGTCCGAAAGGCTACGCCGTCTCGGTGCTCGGGATGGACGACGAGCAGCCGTCCGAGCAAATGCACGCGCTGACCATCGATCACAATCTGTTCAGCGAGTCGCCCAACGGCATCCGCATCGGCAACGGCGTCGACCGCGCGCTGACGATTCGGAACAACACCTCACCGGCGGTAAAAAACAATTTCTTGCAGTTTTACGACTCGCGGAAAACTGTTGTCCCGTCGCCGCTCACCTTTCGCGATAACGTGACGCCGCAGGGCGCGTACGGCATCAGCGGCGACGGCACCGAGCCCGGCACGCCGACGCTCGACAAGTTCTGCACGGCTGTCGATTTCAACGGGAATTACCTCGAACGCAATCCGGCGCGTGAGATCCCCGTGCCCGGCGAGAATACATGGTTCGACGAGCTCCCGATTGATGCCGAGACCTACAAGGTGACGGACGGCTCGGGCAAGGGCTACTAGCGCCCCCGTACACACGAACGGCCCACCGAGCAGGCAACTCAGTGGGCCGTCGTGCTGTTCAGCACTCGCAGAGCGAGCGCAGTCTACGCCGCTCGCCCCTTGAATGCCACGTTACACTTAGCGGTAAATGCCCGTGGGTAACTACCGCTGTGTGTAACGCCGGTTTGGCCGAGAAACGCTCGCGTATTGATACGCCCCTCGAATTCGTACCCCTTCACGTGCCCGGTCGTGGGCGTCATGCGAATCGGTTCGCGGAGCATGGCTGCGAGCACCTCCCGCGCGTCGGTCAGTCGGTCGGGACGGAGTTTCTCGACGCACGTCTCGACGCTGTGCGCGATCTGACGCGTGATCTCGGCGTCAGAGAATTCGCGCGCGCGTGACGTGTCGGCGGCGATCCGCGCGCGCACGTCGTCGATCTGCGCTTGCGTCTGTTGCAGGAGGGCCGAGACGGCCTCGACGCGCCGCCCTTTCGCGAGACTCAGCGCCAGCGTTCGCGCTTCACGTTCAAGGCGCGCCAGCTCCTTGCCCCGCCGCGCGATCTGGGCGGCAGACGGCGGCGTGAGCTCGGCGCGCACCGTGTCGAAGAGATCCTGCGCGAGCGTCGGCCGCGTCATTGCCGCGCGCAGCGCGTCGAAGAGGTCGCGCTCGACGATCTCCCGTCGCACGCGTCGCCCGTTCGAGCAGCCGCGCAGCCCGTGCCGGTTGTACGTGCGACAGCCGTAGACCTTCTCGACGCCGTCACGACGACGCTGGTGGCGAATTTCCAACCAGCCCCCGCACACCGCGCAGCGCAGGTGCCCCGTGAACACGTAGAGCGCGTCACAGTCACGGCGCACCATGCCCCCCGCGCGCGCCGCGACCGCTGACCGCTCGAACCGTTTCGCGACGGCGTACCAAGTCACGTCGTCGACGATGCGGAGATGCGCGGCGTCGGTGTGCTGCCACTCTTCACGCGGCACGCTCGCGCGCTCGATAGTGCCCGCGCCGACGATGCGCTTGCCGAACTGATCGCGCACGCGCTTGCGGTTCCACTCGCGCACGCCCCGATAAATCGGGTTTTTCACGAGTGAGCGGATCGCCGTGCCGGACCAGCGCACGCCGCTCGCGGACGCGATGCCGTCGGCGTCGAGCTCGCGCGCGATCCGCCATGTGCCCGCGCCGTCGAGCGCGCGCTGATAGATCCGGCGCACGATGTCGGCCGCGTCCGTGTCGACGACGAACTGCGCGTGCGAGCGCAAGCCCGTCGACCCGACGACGCGTTCGCGTCGATAGCCGAACGGCGCCTTGCCCGACGCGTGCCCCTGCGTGTTAATGCGGACGTACGCATCCGTCGCGCGCTGCCGCGCCTTGTGTCGCTCCATTTCATCGTTGAACGTCGTCCACATGAGCATCATCTTGGCTTCGGGCGAGTCGAAGCGCACCTCGCGTCCGCCCTCGCGGTACGTGAAGAGTCGCACGCCCGCTTCGGCGAGACGCTTGATCGCGTACGGCACCTCGAACATTTCGCGCCCGAGTCGCGAGAGCTCAGACACGATGAGGACGCCGAACGGCATCGCGCGCCGCCCCGCGATAGCGTCGTCACATAGCGCCATCAGGCGCATGAAATCGGGGCGGTTCGCAAACTCCGCCCCGGAGATCCCATCGTCGACGAACGCGTCGACCATCGGCCATTGCTGACGCTCGGCGAGCCCGCGCGCGAAATCGCCCTGACGCGTGACGGACGATTGTTCGACGTCGACGTCGTTCGAGTCGTTCGAGAACCGCGCGAGATACGCGGCCTGCGTGCCGGGCGCGGGCCATTCGGCCGCGCGCCCCCGGACGGGTGATACAAGTCTCATTTCGACGCCGCCGCGCTCTCGCGCTTTTTGCGCGCTACCGTCGCCATGAATTTCTTGTGCTGCGCTGCTGACCATTTTTTGCGCTTCTGTTTTAGTTTGGGCGTCGAGCCGTTCGTCGACGCGTCGACGTGCGCCGCGAGCTCGGCGCGCATCGCCGACGAGAGTCGTCGCTTCGGCGCCAGCTTGTTGATCTCGTCGATCAGGTCGGGGAAGAGCGTCAGCAACTCCCGCACCTGTGCGAGCGCGCCCACGCGCGCCAGTGCCTGTGTGACTTCCGTTCGCTGTCTTTTCTGCATGTCTGCCTGCCTTTGTGTGAGTGCTCATGATTGTGATTCCCGAGTTGTTCTGTTTGCCGTTCATGCTTCGATTCCCGCTGCCGCGCAGCCCGGGCACACGCCGCGCTTGAGGCGCTTCGTCGTCGACCCCATGCAGTACGCGCACGTCTTGACGTTCGCCCGCCTCCGTGCCGGTGGGCGCGGCCTCTCGTGCTCGACCTCGACGACGGCCATCGCGAGCTTGCCCGCGCTCGAGGGACGCAGCACGACGTCGACGCCCTCCATCTCGACGTAGCGCGTGAGGGCCGTCAGAATCGCCGCGCGCATCGAAAGATGCTCGCGACGCGCGCGCTTCTCGGCCGCAGCCCACAGGCGCGCCGGGATTTTATAGAGCAGATAGTTTTTGCTCGTCTCGCTCTTGGGGAATTCCCGCGAGTAGCCGCGACGACGTGCAGGCA